CACAATGGAAAGCTGCCAGGCAGTCTGGTAAGGTTAGATAAACCTAATTTTTTTGGAGATTTAAAATGTCAAATACCTTACTTACAATCAGTAAGATTACCAATGAGGCCTTAATGGTCCTCGAAAATGAATTAACTTTTACTTCTGAAGTAGATCGCAACTATGATGATCAGTTCGCTGTAGTTGGTGCGAAAATTGGCGCAACAGTCAATGTCCGTAGACCAGGTCGCTTTATCGGTACAACAGGTCCTGCATTAAATGTGGAAGACTTGAATGAAACTTCAGTACCAGTAACATTGTCAACTCAGTTCCATGTGGATACACAATTTACTACTCAAGACTTAGCTTTGTCTTTGGATATGTTCTCTGATCGCATCCTCAAGCCAGCAGTTGCTGCTATTGCCAACAAAATTGACTTTGATGGTACTACTACAGCAGCTTTGAATACAGCTAACATTGTAGGTACAGCAGGTACACCTCCAACTGGCTTGTATACATACTTGTCAGCTCAAGCTTACCTAGACTCTGAAGGTGCTCCTCGCGATGGTCGCAGAAGCTGTATTGTTGAGCCATTTACATCTGCAACTATCGTTGACAGCTTAAAAGGCTTGTTTGTTCCTACTGCTGAGATTTCTTCACAATACACAAAAGGCTTGATGGGTCGCGATTCAGGTGGCATGAACTGGCGTCTCGACCAGAATATTATTTCACAAACTTTTGGTAACTTCTCTAGCTCTACTGTTACTGCTTCTGTAGCAACTACAACTGCTACTGGTTTCTTGACTTCTGGTTGGGCTTCACAATCCACTATCACTTTGACTGCTGCTAATACCGGCACAATCAACTTGAACGCTGGTGATACATTCCAAATCGCTGGTGTGTATGCAGTTAACCCACAAAATCGTCAAGCATACGGCACAAACAAATTGCGTTCATTCGTAGTTAAGTCTGCTGTTTCTGTGGCTTCTGGTTCTTCTGTTTCTGTAACTGTTTCTCCTGCTGTTATTAGCGGTGGTCAGTTCCAGAATGTGAGCATCCCTAACCCATCAGCAACTGCTGCTGTGACATTCTTTGCATCACAATACAATGCAAGTGGTTTTGGTCTAGTATCACCACAAAACATCGTAATGCATCGCAATGCGTTCACAATGGCTATGGCTGATTTGGAATTGCCTGAAGGTGTTCACTTCGCTGGTCGTGCTAGCGATAAGGAAATTGGTCTGTCAATGCGTGTGGTTCGTCAATACACCATTAACAACGATTCGATTCCTACTCGTGTGGATGTTCTCTACGGTTGGGCTCCACTCTACCCAGAGTTGGCTTGCCGAGTAGCAGCCTAATAATCGCAGGGGGTAAAACCCCTGCTTTTTAAACATATTTAAGGAATAAAATCATGAGTAATCCAGGACCAGCAGTAACCACATCGGCACATCCCTCAAATGTAACAACTGACCAAGCATTGCGTTTGTTGGCAGTTGTAAAAGGGATTAACGCTAATTCAGTAGCTTCTACTGCAATTCCAGTAAACAACACCAATAACTACTTGCCTACTTCGATTATTTTTACTAATGCGAACAACGCAGGCGCAGTTGCTAACCTTAGCTCTGCTGTTATTTCTGTTTACACAGCCCCAGGTGGTTCAGGCGGCAGTGGTACTGAAGTTTTTGCTTTGACTACTTTGACCAACAATACAGCTTTGCTAGGCACAACAGTAGCGACAGCTTATGAAAGCACTTTGGCTTTCTCAGCTCAAACTCTGTATGCTTATGTTGGTACAGCAGCAGGCGCAGTCGGCACTGTAGATGCTTACATCTACGGTTACGACTTCAGCTAAAAACAAATGAAGTAAAAAGAAAAAAGCCATGCCCAAAAAGTGTGGCTTTTTTTCTTGAATACCATATAATTGATTTACCTTATTCAAAGGAAAAACCATGCCATCTACTACTATTGCTCGTGGAAATGCATTAAGCACTTTCTACATTTCAGCTCCACTTACTCCTACAGCAATTTCAGGAACATCTTCAACTCAGACTTATTCAATCGCAGGTTTGCAAACTACCGATTTAGTATTGGTACAAGGCGCAGTAGGCTCACAAACTGCTGGTGTATTAGCTGCTGAAGCTGATTGCTTGACTGCTGGTGTATTGACAATTCAATGGATCAATGCAAGCGGTTCTTCTGCAACTCCTACTGTTGGCAATTACATCATTCAGATTACTCGCCCTGAAGGTTCATTACCTGCTACTGCGGTTTAAGGAGTTAAAACATGGCTTATGATTCAGCTTTTGCGCCTTTTGGCCCAACTTACTTAGTAAGCACTTCTCCTGTTCAGGTTAAGTCGAATAACAATGTCTACCCTTCTGGGTATCGCATTATCAATTTAACCAATGGATTGGTTCGAGTGGGCTGGTCACCACAAGAGCCTAGCGATGCTACTGTAACCCCTACTGCTACAACTCCTACTGCTGCTGGTATAGCTCAAGTTCTAACTATTCAGCCTAATGGAGTTGGAGTATTTAGCGGTATTCCACCTAATGCTTGGTTTATTGCAAGCGCAGCTACTAGCCTTGAAATTACTCCTGGTGAAGGAATTGCATAATGAGTTCAAATCAAGTAGCTTCTACAGTAACAGTTCAAAATGTTCCTGTTCAGGCCCAGTTTAATTCTGCTGGTGTTTGTTTAGGTTTAGTAGGCCCAGGAGGTCAATTTTTTAGCCCTCCTCTTACTGGCGATACCATTAATCCTTCTGTATTTCAAATGGGTGGTAATTTGCTTGCTAGTAGCGCAACTTTGCCTACTCTTGGTTCAGGATGGGGTACAAGTCCAACTATTACAGCAGCCAATACAATGTGCTTTAAGATTGTTGTTGGTACTGGTGGAGCAGCCAATGGTTCTATTACTTTGCCAACTGCAGTAAATGGCTGGCTTGCTTTTGCTGCTGATGTAACTAATGGTAATTCATTGTTCTTGCAGTTAACAGCAAACTCAACTACTTCAGTTACATTTACAAGCTATTCTGTAACAACAGGTGCTGCTACAAATATGTCTGCTGGAGATGTTGTTTTAGTAAACTGCTTTGCCTATTAAGGATTAAATATGGGTGCTCCCAATTCAACAGTAGATCAAAATCTACTGCCAGTTCAGGCTTATTTTGATGTTTATGGTAATTTTCAGACTTTTATTGGTCAGGGAAAAGCATTTTATGCAACTGCTAACCCTGTTCAGTCTGGTCTGACTATTACAAATAGCACTTTAGATAGTTCGCCTATTGGTAGCACCTCTCCTTCTACTGGTGCATTTACAAATATCACCACTACTACTGGTCAAATTACAACTCAACCAGTAAATCCTACTGATATTGTCAATTTGCTTGCTGTTCAATCTTATGCAGCAGGTATTAGTTGGAAACAACCTTGTGCAGTAGCAACTTTGACAAATATTACTTTGTCAGGTTTGCAAACTATTGATGGTTACACCACTTTAACTGGTGATCGAGTTTTAGTTAAAAACCAATCTACAGCAGCAAACAATGGTATTTATATTGCTTCAGCTACTGCATGGTCTAGGTCTAGCGATGCAAATACTTGGAATGAGCTTATTTCAGCTATTTCATTTATTGAATATGGTACTCAAGCTGGTTCTGCATGGTTTTGCACAGCAACACCTGGCGGTACATTAGGTGTCACAGCAGTAAATTGGTCACAATTTACTACTTCTGCAACATATACAGCAGGAACTGGATTAACCCTTACAGGATTTACTTTTAGCATTACTAATACTGGTGTCGCTGCATCTACTTATGGTTCAGCAACTGCAACCCCTGTATTTGCGGTAAATGCTCAAGGTCAGATTACTTCTGTCACCAATACCACTATTACCCCTGCTATTGGATCGGTAACTGGTTTGGCAACAGGTATGCTAACTTTCTTGCAAACTCCAACTTCTGCAAATTTAGCTGCCACAGTAACCGATGAAACAGGCTCAGGTGCATTAGTTTTTGCTACTAGCCCCACTTTTATTACCCCTGCACTTGGAACACCTGCTAGTGGTGTTTTAACCAATGCTACAGGCTTGCCTTTGACAACTGGTGTCACAGGTATTCTAGGTATTGCAAATGGCGGTACAGGGCTTTCTTCTACCCCTACAAATGGTCAAATTGACATTGGCAATGGAACAGGCTTTACCAGAGCAACTTTGACTGCTGGAACAGCTATTGGCATTACCAATGGTGCAGGGTCTATTTCGATTGCTTTGAACAATACAGCAGTAAGTGCAGGAAGCTATACCAGCGCAAATATTACTGTTGATGCTCAGGGTCGAATTACTTCTGCCTCAAATGGTTCTTCAATGGTTTACCCTAGTGCTGGTATTCCAAATAGCACAGGTTCAGCTTGGGGAACTTCTTACAGCACAACTGGTAGCGGTACTGTTGTTTCCTTGGCTACAAGTCCTACTTTTGTGACTCCATTGCTCGGAATTCCAACTTCAGGAACTTTGACAAACTGCACAGGATTACCTGTTTCAACTGGTATTAGCGGTTTAGGTACTGGAGTTGCAACTGCCTTAGCAGTAGCTGTAGGCTCTGCTGGAGCTGTTGTAACCAATGGCGGTGCATTAGGTACTCCTTCTAGTGGTGTAGCAACAAACTTAACTGGTACAGCTTCAGGATTGTCTATTGGTGGTAATGCTGCAACTGCAACAACAGCGACAACAGCTACTACAGCTACAAATGCAACAAATATAGCAATTACTGACAATACAAGTTCTAGTGCTACTTGGTATCCAACCATTGTTTCTGCAACAACTGGAAATCTTCCGCAAACCACTTCATCAACAAAATTAAGTTTTGTTCCTAATACTGGTGTATTAAGCACTGTTGGTGTAAATCTTTCAGGATTAACAGCTTCTAGCGCAGTAGCTACTGATGCATCTAAAAATCTTGTTTCTGTAACCAATACTGGAACTGGCAATAATGTATTAGCTACAAGCCCTACTTTGGTAACTCCAGCATTAGGAACTCCATCTTCAGGAACTTTAACAAGTTGTACTGGATTGCCATTATCAACTGGTGTTACTGGAACTTTGGGTGTAGCAAATGGTGGAACTGGTTTAACTTCTCTTACTGCTGGATATATTCCTTATGGAAATGGAACAAGCGCTTTTGGTTCTAGCGCAAATTTATTTTGGGATTCAACCAATGGAAGATTGGGAGTTGGAACAAATGGCCCATCTTGGCCTTTAACAGTTTTAAATTCAGGTTCAACTACTGATGTAACTGGATATTTTCAAAATACATCTACTCATTCATCAGTAAATAATATTTATTCTGTAATTCCTAGCCAAGCATATAACACTAATTCGGCTCACTTTGCTGGTCAAACTGCTGGTGTAAATACTTGGCTTTTATATGGAAACGGCACAACATCTTATGTTTCAGATGAAAATTTAAAGAAAAATATAGTAACTACTCGAGATGGTTATATTGATGATGTAGCAAAATTAAGAATTGTAAAATATCAATGGAAAATTAATCCTGATGATTCTCCTGTTGAATTAGGTGTTATTGCGCAAGAGGTTGAAAAAGTATTTCCTAGCCTTGTAAAAGATTCAACAACTTTAAATGAAGATGGCACAGAAGGCGAAACTCATAAAGTAGTTTTGGGTAGTGTTTTCCAACCTATTTTGATTAAATGTGTCCAAGAGCTGTATCAAAAAATACAAGATTTGGAAACCATAATTACTGCATTGGAAGCAAAATGATTACATATAGTTGGAAAATATTAAAGTTATTTTCTGATTGCAAAGGAGTCAAATATTTTGCCTCAGCTAATGATGATAAAAATACAATAGAAACTGAAGGAAATTATTGGTTTCCTGAAGGAAAGGTTAATCTTTCTTTTGACCAAGTTAAAGAGCAAAATTTAATTGATTGGATTGACAAAGATGCAATAGAATTTAATTTACAAGTTCAATTACAAGCTATGGATAGCGATAAAAAGATCGAGTTTCCTTGGTTAGCCGATACTTTTACACCTAATTCATAAGGCAGTCATGGTAACAACTACTTGGACAATTACTAAATTAGATGTATATGAGCAAGCTCAAGGCGAAACTAATGTAGTTTGTGTTGCTTATTGGAATTTAAATGGTACTGATGGTACTTATCAATCCAATATTCAAGGCACTCAAAGCCTAATTTATGTGCCTGGTAGTCCTTTTACACCTTATGATGCATTAACAGAGCCTCAAATTGTTGCATGGGTTTTAAATGCTATGGGGGCGGTTTTAGTATCAAATTTTGAAGCTCAAGTATCTAATATGGTTTATCAGCAAGAAAAACCAGTAATAACAACTCCTCCTTTGCCTTGGAGCAATTAAATGACACAACCGATTGATATTATTTCAAGAGCTTTAAAGGATATTGGCGCATTAGAAGCTGGTGAAACCCCTACTCCAGATGCAGCGCAAGATGCTTTTGATATGCTAAATGACCTCATAGACCAATGGTCTAATGAGGACATGATGGTTTATAACACCACAGAAATCATTTTTCCTTTGATTTCTGGTCAGGTGCAATACACTATTGGCCCTACAGCATCAACTTCTAATTTTATTGGAGCTACTTTTACAGGCTCAATTTCAGGCAATATCCTTACTGTAACCAGTTTAACTACTGGAGCTGTGGCACAAGGTCAAACTCTAAGCGGAACAGGAATTATTGCTGGAACTAAAATTGTTCAATTTATTACTGGTGCTGGCGGTCAAGTTAATGAAATTGGTACTTATCAGTTAAATATTACTTATCCTACTACTGTTAGCTCTCAGCTTATTACTGCTTATTATCAAAAACCTTTATTTATTGATCAAGCTTATGTAAGGGTAAATACTCAGTCTAATGGTCAAGCAGTTCAAAATGGTGGTTTAGATTATCCAGTAGCTATTTTAGCTTTAGAGAATTACAACCAAATTGGTCTTAAAACTCTTAATGGCCCTTGGCCTAAAGCTTTGTATTACAACCCTAATGCAGATCATGGAAATGTATTTGTATGGCCTAATCCAAGCCAAGGTGAGATGCATATGTTCTCATCTACTATTTTTAGCAATTATTTAACTTTGTATGACAACATAGTGCTTCCACAAGGCTATTCAATGGCTCTTAGATGGAATTTAGCCGAAAGATTGATGCCTATGTATGGCAAAGCATCAGCAACTCAAATTAGCATGATTAATGCCTATGCAGCACAATCTAAATCCACCATTAAGCGAAACAATATGATGCCTATAGCTGCTGCTGGTTATCCAGATTCTATGCTTGTAGGTCGTGCAAAAGATGCTGGATGGATTTTAAGCGGTGGTTTCTTTAGATAAGGATTAAAAATGGCATCAACTACTTTTATTGATGGACAAACAGTTATTTATGCATCATGGTTAAATGATGTAAATACTGCTATTTATACTGGGGTTTTCCCTAATGGAAATTTATCTCTTACAAATTTAAATGTAAGCGGAACTGTAACTGGTGCTGGTTTCACAAGTGTTGTAAATGCAAATTTATTGAGCCCTGGCTCTATAGGATCAACAACACCTAATACTGGTAAATTTACAACATTACAGGCTACTTCTTTAACAGGATTATCAACTCCTTTAGCAGTTTCTTATGGTGGAACTGGAACAACATCAACAACTGGAACTGGTTCTAATGTTTTTGGAACTGCGCCAACTATTAGTAATATTGTTTTAAGCGGAACTGTAAGCGATGGAACTTATGCTCCTCCAGCTTCAACTATTGTGAATGGAGCAGCGAAAGCTTGGGTCAATTTTGCTAATGATGGCACTATTAGAAATGCTTTAAATGTAAGTAGTGTTACTGTATTAGGAACAGGCTGGTATAGAGTTAATTTTACTACTGCAATGTCAAATTCTTTATATGCAGTAACTGGAATGTGTTCTAACAATTCAAGTCATGCTGGTGTAATAGGAATTTATACCAATGGCGGTGGCGGTCAAACTACTGGTTATGTTGATGTTTATACAGTAGCACCAAGCACAGATGTATTAAGCTCATACCAAACAAATTGTGTTGTTGTATTTGCTTTTTAATTAAAGGTTAAAAATGCCTGATTTTGGATTTGTTGGCGCAAGTTATGAAGCTCCTAGTATTTATCAAGATGCTCAGGAGTGTATTAATTGGTTTCCTGAAATTGATCCTACTAAGCCACAAGGCTCTAGAGGAGTAGTTGCGCTTTACCCAACTCCAGGGCTTACAACAGTTGCTGCACTATCTCCGCAAGCAGAAGTTCGTGGAATGAGAACAGTAAGCGGTGGTCAATATATGGTCGCTGTTTGTGGTTCTTATGCCTATGTTTTAAATTCTAGCTTTACAGCAGCCATTATTGGACAATTAAATACTAATTCTGGTCGAGTAGGAATATCTGATAATGGTTTAAATGTTTACATTGTAGATGGTACTAATCGCTATACATGGCGCATTTCTAATCCTGCAACTGCAACATTTCAAGGCACTATTTCAGGTACTGTCTTAACTGTTACTAGACCAATTAGCGGAACAATAGCTACAAATCAAGCTTTATTTGGTGTTGGAATACCCAATGGAACAGTTATAGTTAGCGGTTCAGGAACAACTTGGACTTTAAATAATACAGCCACAGTATCTACTGCTGAAGTAATGAGTTCATCAGCAGTTGCTTCTGTTCTTACTGCTTCAATTTCAGGCACAACATTAAGTGTTACTGCTTCTAGTGGCACTTTATATCCAGGACAAAATATAGTAACTGATACAACAGGAGTAGTAACTGCTAATACTATTATTACAGCTTTGGGTTCTGGTTCTGTATTAAGCGCAACAATCGCTACTGCTGGAACAGGGTATGCTGTAAATGATCAAATAACAGTTTTAGGCGGTGTTTATGGTGCAAGTCCTGCTACCTTTACTGTAACTGCAATAGGCGGTTCTGGGGCTGTTTCTACCCTTTCTGAAACATTTCAAGGTTCTTATACTTCTTTGCCTATTAACCCTGTATCTACTTCTACTACAGGAGCAGGATCAGGGCTTACCCTTAATTTAACTTTTGGCACAGGTACAGGAGGTACTGGTAATTATGTAATTAACAATTCTCAAACAGTTAGCTCTAGAACCATGTATGCGCTTAATTTTAGTGTTATACCTGCTTCAGATGGTGCTTTTACAGGTGGAACTGTAGTAGATATTGTTGATAACTATTTTGTTTACAATGATCCCAATACTCAGCAATGGGCTTCATCTAATGTCCTTAGTCCTATTACCTATGGTCTTTCTTATGCATCAAAATTTACAGGGCCTGACAATCTTGTTTCTTTAGTTTGCGATCATGGTCAAGTCTATTTATTGGGCGAAAAAACTTCTGAAGTTTGGGCTGATGTAGGAACTTTCCCTTTTCCTTTTCAAAGGATTCCTGGTTCTTCTAGCGAGCATGGTATTTCTGCTCCATTTTCAGTATCAAGATTAGGTAATTCTTTTGCTTATTTGGCAAAAAACAATCGAGGTCAAGCTGAAATTGTCATGATGAATGGCTATTTTCCTACAAGAATTAGTACCCATGCTGTTGAAAATACCCTTTTAGACCAATATGTAGGCGATGCTGTTGCTTATACCTATCAATTAGAAGGGCATGAAACTTATGTTATTTCTTTTCCAACTCTTGATTTAACTTGGGCTTATGACATTGCCACTCAAATGTGGCATAAATGGCTTTGGGTAGATGATTTGAATATTTATCATCGCCATAGGTCTAATTGTTCTGCTTTTTTCCAAGGAATTGTATTGGTGGGAGATTGGCAAAATGGTCAAATTTATCAGTTAGACCCAAATAATTACACAGATAATGGACAAACTATTCGCAGATTGCGGAGAGCTCCTCATTTAGTGACTGATCTACAAAGGCAATATTTTGATGAAATGCAGATTCAATTTCAGCCTGGTGTAGGTTTAACTGGTAATGCAACAAGTGCATATAGTCCTACAAGTGCTATTGCTGGTTATGCAGTAGCTGGATTGGCTGTTTGTGGTCAAGCAACATTAGAAACAGTTGGATCAGACCCACAAGCGATGCTTAGATGGTCAAATGATGGTGGCTCTACATGGTCAAATGAGCATTGGCAGACTATTGGAAAAATAGGTAAATACCAAAATAGGATTATTTGGCGCAGATTAGGCTGGTCAAGGGATAGAATTTTTGAAGTAGTTGTAACTGATCCTATCAAAGCAGCCATTATTTCTGCAAACCTTAAAGCTAGTGAAGGGGAAAACTAATGGCTAATAATAGTATTTGGGGATCAACACAGCAAAACCCTTATCCTCAGACCCCTTTTTTAGATGACATTACCAAGATGCCTACAAGGTCTTGGCAACAGTATTTATTGAATTTAATTAACTTTAGCTCTGCGCCTACAGCCACAAAAGGCGCAGGAATTTTGCCTTCAAATCCAGTAGGATTTATCAATATTACAGTTGATGGAAAGCCTTACAAGGTTCCCTATTACAACATCTAAGCCTATAATTTAAAAATGTCAAAATACTTTAATAAAATAGCTTGTGGATTTAATATAATGCCTTTGCAGATAGCTCTGAGAAGGCAGCC